TGCTGGTCTTTTGGCTTAAAGCTAAACGACATAAACTTCTTGCCGTTAGTGGAAGTCTTGAGCCATGCGCTCATCCACACCTCTTGGCCTCCAACCATTGCGGAGCCGTTGTAATCCGGGTGGTTGTCGGTCTCTTTCTTGTCGTTGCGAAAGAGCGAGCCTGAGTTGTCACGTTGTTCGTAGGCCATAATTTAATCCTTTTTCTTGAGTGCGGCGCGGGTTTTAGAATCCAACAATGTCCACAGCGCCAGCTTTTGTGGTTCATCGAGGTTTGCGTTGGCAACTACTTCCCTAGCGTGTGCGGGGTTAGTCACAACAGTTTCTTTTAGCAACTCTGCAATGTCCCGCAGTTCGTCCATTTCAGCGGCTGATACGTTGTCCTGCGCGCCTTGGTTGGGTGTGATGACTGGGGCTTGCTTTTCTTCCAAAGGCTTGCTGGCGTCCAGAATGTCGTGTTCCACAATCTCCATTGCCGCCATCCACAAGTAACGGCGGTTGTAGGTCTCCACCGCGCCAAGGTTCTGAATGGGGTGAGTGCCTTTAAGGTTGGCCTCTGCCATTGGGCTAGTAATCAGGATTTCTCCGCCGCCATCAACGTCTGTAATGGTCAGGGTAGCCAAGTCCTTGCCAAACGAAATATAGCCACACAGACCGATCTGGTTGAAGATGTCCTGAATGGTTGGCAAGAAGTCTCCAAGTTCAAAGTAAGAGTAGCCAGCAAACTTGTTCTTGCCTGACTTGCTCAGTTTCGTGCCTTGCAGTTGGATGCGTGCTTGCATCAGTTTTTTATGTACGCTCATTTGAATTCCCTTTTAATTTCGTCAAACAACTCACCACCAAAAATAGTGCCCTCAAAGTGCGGCATATCCTCATTCTCAATGGCCTCCTCCAAGTCCATCACAGCGTCAATGTAAAACTCGCTGTATGGGTCTACCAACGTCTTGAGCAAAGCCTGACCTTGCTCATTCAACGTGTAAAGTTTCTTTGCCATAACCTCTCCCTTTTGTGTTGCGATGTGTTTATTATGACATGGAAAAACCAAGATATTTCTAGGGGTTTTCCCTAATTGTCAAAAATAATTTTGTGGGTTTAACTAGCTGAAGGTTAATAAAAGGAGAAGTTATGAGTGCTGAAGAAGACCGAATCGCTGTTAAGTTTGAGACTTTTCACAACGATAACCCTTGGGTCTACCAACGTTTAAAAGATTTGGCTTTGGCTGTGCGCCGCGCAGGGGTGAGCAATTACGGTATTGGTGGTTTGTATGAGACGTTGCGCTATGAGATGTTTCTTGGCGCACGCGACGAAGAAGGCTTTAAGCTGAACAACAATTATCGGGCGCTTTATGCGCGGATGTTGGCGCAGAACGAAAAGGAGTTGGAAGACTTCTTTAAATTTCGCCAGCGCAAGCCACAGGGGACTCAGCATTTGGCTCCTGACGTAGATGCTTGGGATAAACCTATTTGATTGGAAAGATATGACTACATTTAACGATTTTATGGCTGATCTAAACGCTTTAGTGCGTCAACTGCCTATGACCGACATAGAGGCTGTGCTGTGGCTTAACAGCTTGCAATACAACTGCGTTATGGCTGCCGAACGCATCCAGCGCGAAGACCTAAACAAAGAGAACTTTGGAGGCACAGACTAATGCACGACCCAGTAAACAACCCAGCGCACTACACCGAGCATCCAAGCGGTGTGGAGTGCATAGACATCACGCAGTCCATGAACTTCTGTCTTGGCAACACAATAAAGTACATCTGGCGCGCCGACTTGAAGCACGACAACGCCATTGAAGACCTAAAAAAAGCCGCTTGGTACTTACAACGTGAGATTGAACGGCGCTCAAAAACGTGATATAGTTAAGTGAGACACGGCTAGGTCTGAAGTCATGAGCAGACCGAATGGAGTTCCTCCCTCTCCCGCCGTTGTTTCTTTCATCTAGGGAGCGATGAAAAGGTGAGCACTATGCACTACTACAAAAGAAATCTTGGCGACTACGCTAAAAAGACTGGTCGCTTGACCATGCTCCAGCACGGCGCGTACACGCTTCTTATTGATTCGTGTTACGACCGTGAAAAGTTCCCAACGCTTGAGCAAGCAATTGAATGGACATGGGCAAGCACAGAAGCCGAGATTGAGGCTGTCAAATTTGTCTTAAGTCGGTTCTTCACGCTCGGTGAAGATGGCGAGTATGTGCAAGAAAGAATCCTTGCTGAATTACTTGACTACCACTCAAAGGCAGACAAAAACAAAACGATTGCCATTGAAAGGGAGGCGAAGCGTAGAGAGAATCGCACGAACCGTGCACAAGTCGTTGACGAATCGCCACCTAACCATAAACCAATAACCAATAACCATAAACCAAGTAATACACCGCCTGACGGCGTATCACAATCTGTTTGGGATGATTTTGTCAAACAGCGCAAAGCTAAAAAGGCTCCTGTCAGCGATACGGTCATCACGAAGATTCGCAATCAAGCAGAAAAGGCTGGCTGGTCTTTGGAGGACGCCTTGGCAGAAATATGCGCTAGGGGCTGGACTGGGTTTAACGCTGACTGGGTAAAAGAAAAGCAGACGTTCGCCCAAGTTGCCGCTGACGTGGCTCGGACTACTGTGCCAGCACCAGCTAACCAAGACGCCGCGCTCAAAGAGATCATGGCTGACAGGAAGAAAGCTGTTCCGATGCCAGCGCATATTCGCGACCAAATTAACTCAGCATTCAAAAGGGATTGATATGTACAACCAAATCGAATTTGGCGATTGCCGTGAAACAATGCGCCGCTGGAAAGAGCAGGGCATAAAAGCCCAAACCTGTGTGACCAGCCCACCTTACTTTGGCTTGCGTGACTATGGGCATGACGGTCAGATTGGTTTGGAAGAAACGCCAGAGCAATACATTGCCGCGATGGTTGAAGTGTTCCGCTGTGTGTGGGATGTGCTGGAGGACGATGGGACGCTATGGCTCAACATTGGGGACAGTTACGCTGGAGGCGGTGGCTTTAGCCCCAACAGTCCAAGCAATCAGGCTGGAAGCAAACAAACAACACATAAAGGTTCAATCAAAGGAACAATTAAGCCGCAAGGAGAAATAAAAGCCAAAGACCTGATTGGAATCCCGTGGATGCTGGCGTTTGCTCTACGCGCAGATGGCTGGTACTTACGCCAAGACATTATTTGGCACAAACCAAACCCGATGCCTGAGTCGGTGCAAGACCGTTGCACCAAAGCGCATGAGTACATTTTCCTGATGAGCAAGTCGCAGAAATATTACTACGACCATGACGCAATTAAAGAGCCACTAAAGGGTGAGCCAGAGGTACGCAATAAAAACGCCGAGGGCTATCAAGCTGATTACGCGCATGGCGACAGGTTCAGTAAAGGTGAACGGGTATTTGGTGCAGACGGCATGGCAAACAAGCGTAGCGTTTGGACGGTTAACACAAAGCCGTACAAAGGCGCACACTTTGCTGTATTCCCACAAGAGTTGATTGAGCCGTGCATCATGGCTGGCGCTCCACAGGGCGGCGTTGTACTTGACCCGTTTATGGGTAGCGGCACGACGGCACAGGTTGCCCAGAGCCTTGGCAGGCAGTATTTGGGTTGTGAGTTAAACCCAGAATATGCACCGTTGCAAGCTGAGAGAACGAAACAGTTCTCACTAGGAATCTGAGATGCGTAAGAAGTCAAAATACAAACCAAAGGGTGTACGCCTTGACACAATGCACTGGGTGGTCAGCGGCATGACCAAGGTCTCAGCCAAGCAATCCGAATACGTCACCATGCATTTGAAAAACATGAGTGCACTCGACTCACTGACAAAAGGCACGGCAACACGCCAAGAGGCTGACATCATCATTGGGGTCATAAACGTCGCTGAGGCGCTTTGTATGCTTGGGGTAGGGTCAGAGTACCGCCAGCTAGTTTTAGACGCTTCTAGCGCCCTCTACGCCGTTTGTAAGCGGTCTCTTGAGTTAAACGATAGGTTCGTTTGCCGTGGCGAGGAGCTTTCTGCCATAAAAACGGGTTATGAGGTGCATGACGCACAAATGGAGGTCGCTACTTTGGCGATGCTTGACAAGGCGCTGGACACAATTGCGGCTACGTTGAAACAAAAAAAGGGGAAAATAATTAATGCGTAAGTTAATTCAAATCGACCACATCATGCTGGCGAAAACGTGGAAGTTGTTTGAGCATTACGAAAAACAGATGAGTGCTCATGACTTGGCTGACACCTTGCAGATAGCCATACTGACTTCTTGGCGGTGGCTAAGAGCGTTACACGGTCAAGGCTTGATCCACATCTGTGATTGGCGGCGAGATACCCTTGGGCGTTACCAGACGCCTGTGTACGCCGCTGGCGATAAACTAGACAAACCTAAGCCGCGTAAGACTAACTTAGACCGTCGGCTTGAGTACGAGCGCAAAAAAGAGTTACGAAAGCAAGCAAGGGCAGAAAAAAAGGAAAGGGAAGAAAATGCGAGAGTATCTGAAGGAGCAAATATATGTTGATCTCTTGGGAGGTGTGGTTTTTATATGGTGTGTCGGTACTTTGTCTTTTTATGTTGGCGTTGCTTATGCATACGCTTGCGGGTGACTACGAATGAGCCGCGAACTAGCCAACAAAATATTAGACAGGATTCGAGA